TTCCAGATACATGGATCGGTAATAGGTTAGATACCGACCATTCAACATTCATTCCGCCAAATTTACCAACTTTCCATGACTCCACGGTATCTGCAGCACGAGTAGGCGCGAATTGATTCAAACCACTACCTACAATTGCAGGAACAATATCAATTGGAAGCACGCCGCGTTTCTTGTATGTAGCAGCACCGAAAGCATCAAAATTTGCCCATGCTTGAGCTAGTTGTTGAAAACTGTTGATTGCTGTTGTGCCGTTACCAAAAAATCGGAATGGGCCGCTATTTACTTGAGGAATTTGGAAGTTTGATGATTTTGGATCAGAACCTACGACACCAGAAACAATGTTTAATAGAATATCTGATTCAATTGCAGTTCCAAGCTCTTGAGCCGCTGCCATACCAAACCTGTCCATGTAATCGCGAACGTTAAACATGAATTGTTGATCGGTATAACCTGCTGATACGTTCTTAGCTTGCGAAGCAATCAATGATTGAACACGCTGAACAGATGGTTGTTGAGTAATAACCAAGCCATCGAAAGATTTAAATCGTGGTGTGGTATCAAATGTGATTGTATCGCCTAAGTTTCCAGATTTAGAAGTGTTAAACTCTTCTAAAGATTTATTAGCGTTTGCAATGCCCCAAAATTCGTTATCAAGCCAAGCAAGCTCTGATTTAATGTATAATTGTACGTTCTGTAAGGTATTGTTAGGTGTAGACACGATATTCTCCAAAAATTGGAATCGCGACCTTTACCCCATCCGCAATACTTAGCGTTTTGTACTAAGCATCTTTTTTAAGTCTTTCACGGACAAGTTATGATCATCAACTCCAGCATTAACTGAAGATTTAAGTTGTCCGATAGGTTCGTTTGCTGATTTTTCTTGTTCAACCGCTTCACGATTGGTTTTGATTGAATTTCCAAGGCTAGACAGACGTTGCTGTGCAAGCTTAGGTTGTTCTTTTACAAGCTGCATGAGCGTGCCAAATTTCTCCGGGTTCTCAAGCAATTCATTCATTATTTCGCCCGTGTTCTCAAGATTGTTAGCCATTTTGACCAACTCAAGAGTTGCAGGTGAATTAAAATCAATATCGTTTAATCGATTTTCAAGTCCGGGAAACTGCGCTTCCGCAGCCTGCATCTTTGCAACAAAACCATCCGCAAACTGCTTTTGATGATACTCATCAGCTTGTTGCTTAAGGTAGTGCGGTACATGTTCAGCAATCAATCTTTCAATGTCTTGAGGATTCATCCCCTGCGGCATTCCACCAAAACCTTGCTGTTTTTGTTGCATTTGCTGTGATTCAGCTATAGGTGAAGATTGTTGTTGCTGTTCTTGTTCCATGCGTAGCTCCTGGCGTGCTTTGTCATAGGCTTTTTGTCGCTCTCTGGCGACAATCTTAGATACTGTTGCCTTGTCTAACCTCTCATCATCGGCAACCTCATCGCCTACAACCTGCTCTTCAGGAATATCCTGTAAATCAGTTTCTAAACTATCAGTCATAAATCTTCCCTTTTTGACTAAGTATCGGGGTCACCGTGAATTGCGACGCAATAACGCTGCGAAGTATCGGCCAAGTTATCGAATGGCGGCGTAATATGAAGATTATTGACCTTGTCTTGTTCCGTGTCAAGCATAGAACTATTTGGATATATTCAACATCAGTAGTACGTTCGAATATCAGTTAGGGATTTTTCATTTGGATCTGCGCCTATACTCTTAAGGTCAATATTATCTTCTGGTTTTTTTTCAGGACCAGGTGATTTATGAGCCTCCTTTTTTGTATCTGATTCCGAATTATGTTCTACAAAAAACCGAATCTTGTAACCGGGTACGCCCACTTCAACGCCTACCTTTGATGAATCTTTGTGATGTTCTACTACTTGCTCAACAACATCAGGCGCATTAGGTTCTTTGTCGTTTATCATTTTGCTGCCCCTACGTGTGGACTCACTTTAAGCATAGACCTATTTTCAAATTGTTGCGCGGTTAATATCTGAGTATCTGATGGAATTATTTTTAAGGTTATATCGGCTTTCGTTCTTCCAACGTAGTTTTGATAATCCATGAAGGTGTCTTGGGTTGCTTTTGAAGTGGGTGTTGACGTTGAATTTGCGTGAGCAAAAACGTCTTTCTTTATATCTTTAAGATCTTTTCCTTCCAACCCCCGTATACGGGGGTATTTAACACCACCGTTTGAGGGGGTATTAACCGGATATACGGGGGTATTTAAATTTTGAACACACCCGTTTACGGGGGTATTAAAATTCATCTTATAAACTGGCGTTCTTTTCGTTTTTCCTTTCATTTCGCCTGTTCTAATTATGAGTTTTTTTTGAAGTAACGATAATATTGCTTGTTGAACAGTTTTCTCGTCTAGCCCGGAATCACATACCAAACATTTTATTGATGGCCAGCATTCAAGTGTTTTTTCATCTGCTCTAATGCAAAGGATGGTGAGTATGTGTTTTTCGTATGATTTTAGATCAACAAGCTTTAAAGAATGCATTGTAAGTGTGATATTCATGAGGTAAAATTGTCCTGTAATGTTTGTAGCATTCAAGCCTCACTTAAAACGGTTTGCGGCCGTGTGAGGCAATCCCTTATTCTACTTCAACTAACACTCACTGAATAGAACAACAATCATCATCCTGCTCTTTCTTTTGCTTTTATATTAACTCACTTATTCTTCTTTGACTTTCCAGCAACCGACAATGCGATTGCTACGGCCTGCTTTTGTGGCTTTCCATATGCCATTTCTTTTTTAATATTAGAAGAAATACCTTCTTTGGTTTTTCCCTGCTTACCTTTGACAAGTGGCATCAGCATTTCCCCTTACGATCAAACAAGTTCTTCATGATTGCAGCTCTATCAGTTTGATTGCATCCGGGCGTATGTGAATACATCGCTTTTGATATTTGCTCTCGACTAAATCCATCACGCTCTAAACGTGCTATACGTGTTTTTCGCTCAGGTGTTGCTCTGTGATTCTATACTTGGTTGTCATTTTTACTCCCCTTTTGATTCGTCTAGTTTTCTATGTTCAAGGTTTAAGTTGTGATGATCCATTCCCTTCTGGTGTTCTTTAAACTCAAGCTCAGCCATCTTTGTGGCGTTGTCTATCGTGTGATTAAACTTGCTGGTTTCTTCCTGCTCCATCTTCAAAACTTGGTCAATATGCATTCCTGATATCTTGCTCTCAGCTTCCATCAATTTGGCTTCTGCCAGCTCTTTATCAATTTGCAGTTGAGCAATTGCCAATTGATTATCGACTTGGTCTTGCTCTGCTTTCCGCTGAATCTTCATCATTTCAGCCTTTGCTCTCATAATAGCCGGGTCGTTTTGAATCTGCTCTTGTTGCATTTGTTTATCCTGTTGCTGCATTTGCGCTTTCTTTTGGATCCATTTAGGCACTGCTTCTTTAAGCCTGTCATTGCCGTAAATTGTGAGATTGTCGACTAGAATTGGCAATGTCTCATCATCATTCATGAATTGTGAAAACTCCTCACTCACCCCCATCAATGCGGTTATCTGCTGTAACGCTTGGTTTTTCTGTACGCTGAAATTAACACCCGCTTCAATACATACGTTCAAAGCATGATTACCATAGTCTAGTTGTTGATTTCCTTTGGTGTTGACCTCTTCATAGTCCCTTTCTCCTGCATTATCCATTGTCGGAACTTTACGTTTACCTAAGATGTACTTTGGCATCAGGTTTGTATGAATGATGGCCATCTGATTAAGACCGGATAGATACCCAACAACATAAGGCATCGCCGCAGCATTACCAACGCTTGCTGACTCAATCACCGCTTTGCCTGATAGGTCGTTATCATTTTTACCCAGGTTTGACGCGTAACTACCAAGTATCGTTTGTGTCGTAGGGTCGGTAACCTGGAATGCCTGCATGACCTCAGGGGGCGCTGGCATGTTCTGTATTTCACGTATTGGGTTTTGGATGGGTTGAGATGGGTTATTGTCTAAAAACGCGTTTACGACAAGCGTAGAAGCTCTTTGAGGGTTTGTGAGTGCAGATATATAATCTTTCTCGTTTGGGATCGCTTCTTTCATGACAATAAACTTGTGTTGAACCTGATTTTGTAGATAGTTTGCTAGTGTTTGACCAGCAAAGTTTTTTAAGTCTTGAATACCTCGAGCATGATAAACATAGGGACGGGTCATCTGATAGGATTGTGAGCTTGATTCTCCGCGACTCAATATGATTGAGTGCCCATCAAAAAACACATGCGGCAAGTAGGTATAATCTGTCTCTGTGTACTCTAA